AGGGCGCTATGGCGTGGCTCAAGAAGGTGTCCGACGTGTTGAGCGAAGTGGGCCTGCCGATCCGTTGGACGTCGCCGATTGGCTTCCCGGTGCTGCAGGAATACCGGGAGCAAGTCGGGGAGCGCGTCAACGTGTTCGTGGGGGGCCAGCGCCTGCGGCTCACCCTGGTGTCCGACTCGTCCAAGCTGGCGTCACGCCGGCAGAAAGCCGGCATTGCTCCGAACTTCGTTCACTCGCTCGACTCGGCCCACCTGATCTCCACCGTCAACCTGGGCCTGCTGAATGGCCTGGAGAACTTCGCGGTGATCCACGACAGCTTTGCCACGCATGCATGCGACGTGTCGATGCTCAACGCCGTGCTGCGCGAGGCATTCGTCGAGCAGTACCGCGGGAACATCCTGGAGGACTTCCGGGAGGAGGTGATCGAGCAGCTCCGGGTAACGGCCCCGGAAATGGTGGAAAAAATTCCACCGACTCCCCCGATGGGCAACTTGGATATTGAGGCTGTGAAGGACAGCGACTTTTTCTTTGCCTGATAGTTCCTGATCCGGAACTGTCCCAGCTCTACCACTGCCCACACTCGCATAACCAACATCCGAACCACCAGAGGACCGCCGACATGATCGCTCCGCACACCACCAGAGACGGCATCTCGCTGCTCTCGAACCCGGCCCTTCTGCGGGGTCCGGCGTTCCAGATCATCAACCGGATGCAGCACATCCGTCCGGAGCACCAGGTACTCGGCACGGCGGTCGCGTTGGTGGCGATCACCGAGACGCTGAACATCGACCTGTCCGACTTGATCTACAAGGCCAAGCGCGTTCTGGCCGACGTGGATGGTCCGTTCACCGAGCACATCCAGGCGATCCGCGACTTCGCCGCCAACGAAATGAGGAGAGTCTGATGAACAAGCAGCGCGCCCCCCGCAAACCGACTCAGATCGGGACCCCGCACCTCCGGCAGTTCCTCCGCGACCTGGCCGGCTTCACGTACCGCGTTCCGCGCCGGCTGCTCAAGCAGTGGCGAGGTGAGCGCGGCGGCAAGGTGATGGTGCAGCACTTGCGCACCAAGTCGCAGGCCGCGTCCGTTGCCGAACGGCAGGCCGAGGCATTGGTCCAGCGCCGTGTGCACTTCGCAGAGGTTGCCGAACGGCAGGCCGAGGCATTGGTCCAGCGCCGTGTGCACTTCGCAGAGGTTGCCGCCCGGCGCCGCGCACTGGAGGCGAAGTGATGTACGTCTCCACACCCTCCATCCCCGCCCCCGTCCTCTCCCTGATGGAGAGCCGCCCGGCCATCCCTTCCGGCGTGATGGACGGCTACACCAATCGCAAGACCCGCAGGGTGTTCACGTCCCTACTACGCCGCGGTCACCTGGAAAAGTTGCCGCCGAGCCTGTTCCCGTTCGCGTTCATCTTCTACTTCGTAACCACCTACCCGGAGGCTTGCTTTGGACAGCTTCACCGCCGCGCGCACTGAGCTGGAGGAGCTGGGCTACGTCACCGACGAAACCCGCAGCCTCTTGTCCGCTGAGGACTTCCTGAAACTGATGGAGATGAGTAGTGGATCAGATTGATATCACACAAGCCATCGAGGTGATGCAGCACTTTGCCGCTGGCGGAAAAGTTGAGGTGAAGAACCTCGACGAAGGTCCGTCTGCGAATTGGCGGGGCTGCCCGTATCCGGCGTTTAACTGGGCTGACTTCGAGTATCGAATCCGACAGCACACCCCTGTGGAACGCTGGGGGATCGAATGCCCGGATGGCCGCTTCTATACCACTGCGGCATCCAGGGAGAAGGCCATGAGCAATTGCCAATCAGGCAGTCGCATCTTCCTGATGCGCGAGGTGGTGGAGTCGTGAGCACCCTCACCCTCCCAGCCGGCCCCACGAAACTCCTGCTGCTCGACATAGCGGCGCTCAAGCGGAACACCGAGCGCCCCGGCCGTGGCGCCCCAGCCGTCTGCGTGGCGGTGCTGGCCGATGACGGCAGCGTCCAGTTCACGCACCAGGGATTCAACGCCCGCACCGCGACGGATGCCGTCGTGAAGCTGCACGTGTTTCCCCGCGGCCATAAGTTCCAGAAGCTGTACTACGCCGCCTGGGCAACTGACGGCGAAGTGGTGCTCGACGTGCTCGGCAACCCGGCCCCCGCGTCCACCCCCACCAACCATAGGCCGGCAAAGCCGGTTCTCCCGAAACCCAAGGTGAAGCCCTGATGGCAACCAAGAACACCAAGCAGAAAGACGACACGCCGACCCTGAACATCATCACCCCGAAGGGTGTGTCGATCTATCCGCGGCTGAATAAGCCGGACACCAAGTTCAACACGGCCGGCGTCTATGACTGCCGCCTGCGGCTGGATCCGGACGACTCCGAGGTCGCCGCGCTGATCGAGAAGCTGACCAAGCTGCGCGACAAGTTCCACAAGGAGTTGGTCGCCGACCTCACCAAGAAGAAGAAGTCGGCAACGATCAAGAAGCTCAAGCTGCGCGACATCGGCACCCCCGACGTGGACGACAAGGACCAGGAAACCGGCCTGATCGTGCTCAAGGGCAAGACGGTCGCCAGCGGCACCTACTCGGACGGCAAGGCGTGGAAGCGCAAGCCGGTGATCTTCGATGCGAAGGGCAACAAGCTGAAAGACCCGCCGCTGATCTACGGTGGCAGCGAACTCAAGATGGCCTGCCTGGCCCGCCCGTACCTGATGAAGTCCAGCTTCGAGGTCGGCGTCACGCTGTACCTCAACGCCGTGCAGATCATCAAGCTGGTCACTGGCGGTGGCCCGCAGGACGCCGAGGGCTTCGGCTTCGCCGAGGAAGATGGCTACGAGGCTGACGACGAAATCTTCGGCAGCGAAGAAGCCGAAGAATCCGAGGCGGACGCCGCGGGCGACAGCGACGACTTCTGATGAGCCATCGCATCGGTATTGACCCCGGCATCTCAGGGGCAATCGTGGTGCTGCGCGAGGAGGGGCATAGACGCTTCCTCCCCGTCGCATTTCTGCGCATGCCGGCAGTGAAGGTAGGAAAGTCCTCCCGCGTCGATTGCCCCGCTGTAGCGCGCTTCCTTTCCCCATACGGCATCTGCCCCGCCTACATCGAGAACGTTCACGCCATGCCTGGACAGGGCAGCGTGAGCATGTTCACGTTCGGGCACGCCGCGGGCGCTGTGGCTGGCGTCGTGGGGGCACTCATGCTCCCACTGACGCTGGTTACTCCGCAGGGGTGGAAGAAGCGCGCCGATCTGATCGGAACGGACAAGGACGCCTCGCGCTCTCGGGCCATCCAACTGTGGCCGGACTGGGCGGTTCTCTCCAAGAAGGGCGCCGGTCAGGCGTTCGCAGATGCGGCCCTAATCGCCGCCTTCGGAGACGCCCGATGAGCGCCCTCAAGTACAAGCCCCTGGTCCCATCCCGCGTCAAGTACCTGGTGCTCCACCAGTCGGGCGCCGAGCGCGAGGATGGCGAGACCATGATCGAGATCGACCGTGTGCACCGCCGCCGCGGCCTGCTCCAGATCGGCTACCACTTCGTGATCCGTCGAGACGGCATGGTGGAACCCGGCCGTGACCTAGAGATTCCCGGTGCGCATGCCCGTGGTTTCAATCAGTTCTCCGTAGGTGTGTGTCTGATCGGCAAGGCCGGCGAGAAGCCGACCGATGCCCAGGTCCTCGCCGTCATGGAGCTGGCCAACCAGCTCGCGGCGAACTACCCGGCCATCGAGACGGTGGGCCACCAGGACCTCCCCGGCGCAGCCATAGCGTGCCCCGGGTGGAGCGTGAAAGAAACCATCCACTGAGCAAGACGCGGTGAAAGGCGCACACGGCCGCTAGTGCGCGGTCCCCGGCAGACGGGCGTCGTAAGAAAGTCTGCCACCCATTCAACACCGAGGCACCCATGTCCGATGACTCCACGTGCATTGGCCATGAGCCATGCCCGAAGTGCGGCTCCCGAGACAACCTCGCCCGCTATTCAGACGGCCACGCCCACTGCTTCTCCCAGGGCTGTGGCTACTTCGAGCGCGGCTCCGGCGAGCCAACCCCCCAACCCCGCAGGAAGAAATCTATGACGCTGATTGACGGCGAAGTAAAGGCGCTCGCCAAGCGCGGCATCACGGAAGAAACCTGCAGGAAGTGGGGGTACAAGGTCGGAACGTCCGGTGGCAAGAAGGTGCAGATCGCCAACTACTGCGACGACTCCGGCCGACCCATTGCCCAGAAGCTCCGCTTCGCCGGCAAGAACTTCAAGTTCCTCGGCGATACGAAGAACGTGGGCCTGTACGGGCAGTGGTTGTGGCGTGATGGCGGCAAGATGGTGGTGGTCACCGAAGGCGAGATAGACGCCCTGAGTGTGAGCCAACTGCAGTCCAACAAATGGCCTGTGGTGTCGATCCCAAATGGTGCGCAAGGCGCAGCCAAGGCGATCGCTGGCTCCCTCGAATGGCTCTCCGGCTTCGAGAAGGTAGTGCTGATGCTGGACAATGACGATCCAGGCATCGACGCCACTGCCGAGTGCGCCGCCATCTTGCCGCCCGGACGCGCGTTCATCGCGCACATCGACGGCTACAAGGACGCCAACGCGGCACTGGTGGCCGGCAAGGGGTCCCGCGTCATCGACGCGATCTGGGCCGCTAAGGAGTACAGGCCGGACGGCATCGTCGGCATCGAGTCGGTGATCGAGAGGGCGTCCCAGGCAATCGTCACGGGCCTCCCCTGGCCCTGGGAACCGCTGACCAGAGCAACCTACGGCCGTCGCCGCGGCGAGCTCTACGGCTTCGGTGCCGGCACTGGCTGTGGCAAGTCCACCACCTTCAAGCAAATCCAGGCGCACATCCTCCAGCACGACAAGCTGCCCATCGGGGTGTTCGCCCTGGAGGAGCCTGTCCACCACTCGGCCAAGACCCTGGCCGGCGTCATCGACGGCCTGCGCTACCACGTCCCCGGCACCAAGTACGACCCGAAGCGCCTGCGCGAAACCCTGGAGTCGTTGAAGGGCCGGGTCTACTTCTACGACCACTTTGGCTCTGCCACGTGGGAGACCATCAAGGAAAAGATGCGCTACATGGCGCACGCCTTCGGGGTCAAGGACTTCTTCCTGGACCACCTGACCGCCCTTGCAGCGACCCTGGGTGAGGATGAGCGGAAGGCCATCGACGTGATGATGGCGGAGCTGTCCGCGCTCACGCTGGAGCTCGACTGCACCATCTACTACATCTCGCATCTCTCCACCCCCGAGGGCAAGTCCCACGAGGAGGGTGGCCGAGTCCTGGAGCGTCACTTCCGTGGCTCTCGTGCCATCGGCTACTGGTCGCACTTCCTGTTCGCGCTCGAACGAGACAAGCAGGACGTCGATGGGATCACCACGTTCCGCGTCCTCAAGGACCGTTACACGGGCGATGCCAACGGCCTGACGTTCGGCCTCCGATACAACCGGGATACCGGCCGGCAGGAAGCGTGCGAGCTGCCTGACGGCGACGGCGACAACCCCTTCCCCACTGACGAGGAGTCGAACTTCTGATGTATCCGATGAACAACTCCGAGCTGTCCGCCGTGATAGCCAACACAGAGGAAGCCATTCGCCGGACCAACAACTACTCCCTAGAGCGTCCGTTGCTGGTCGAGCACCTCAAGGTCCTGCTGACTATCCAGGCGCAACGAGCCCGGGCAGAGCGGGTGGAGATTCCGGAGATTCCGTCGAGCGAGCGCGCCGTCATCCGCCGACGCTATGGCAATGGGGGTCTCCGATGAATCGGTTCAATAAAAGTCCCGCGAAGCTCGTGCTGCTGGGCTTCGCCGCTCTCGTTTTGTGTCCCCTGTGGATACCCCTTTTGATCGCGTTCGCACTCCTCTACGCGCTCGGTGACCTGGCCTATGACCTGTGGACCACGTGGCATAGGGCGGTTACGGAACACGAGCTCGTTGCCGTGTGGAAAGCCTCCAAGGAGAACCAGCAATGCAAACCAGGCTAGGTTAATTCCTGGAAGCCTGGGCGAACATCATCGTGGGCTTCTCCATCAACTGGTTCGCCAACATGGCGATCCTCCCGCTGTTCGGATTCAACGTGACCGGCGCCCAGGCGTTCGGCATTGGCCTGTTCTTTACCGCCATCTCGTTGGTCCGCAGCTACATCCTCCGTCGCTGGTTCAACGGCCTCAAGTTTGGCCACAAAAAGGATCATGCATGAATACCAATCGTGTTCCCTCGGCCGTCACGCTGACGACCACCCACGTCGACGCCAGCAACTCGAAGGAAGGCACGGAGCTGCTCGCCAAACTGATCCGTGAACGTGTGCAGTTCTCCGTCGCTCCCGATGATACAGGCTGGGCGATCAGCTACATCGACCATCGAGAGATCGAAGATCAGCCGGTGGTCGCATGAGCATCGGTGACGTCAACAGCAACGCCCGTGGCTCCGGTGCGCGCTACAATGATGGAAAGCCGCCCGTCGATCTGATTCCCCTGAGTGCCATCGCTGCCAGCTTCAACGGTGTGTTCGGCGAGCGTACCAACACCCTTCTCCGGGCTGCTGTGCAGCGTTCGCTGGACATGCTGGGCGGTTTCCAAGAGACGGGTGACGCCACCTATCTGGCCTGTGCCATTGACGAGGTGCGTTTCGCCTGGCGTGACTGCGCCCGCGTGTTCGGCTACGGCAAGAAGAAGTATGCCCCGTGGAACTGGGCCAAAGGCATGTCCTGGTCGATCCCCTTGGGGTGCGCCGGTAGGCATGCGCTGTGCATCTTCGAGGGGCAGCTCGTCGACGACGAGTCCAGGCTGCCACACATCGGCCACTACCTGGCCAACCTGGTGATGCTCGACCACTACGTCGACAACTACCCCGAAGGCAACGATCTGCCGGACCCCAAGCTGTTCGAGGGGCGCAATGCAGAACGCCAAGACCATCCAATCATCATGCTCGACGACGTGCTCGCCGGCAAACCAATCTGCTGACCAATAGTTCCAGAGGAGGAACTGTATGCGATTCGCATCTATTCACGACGAGTGCTCGGTGTTGCCCTGGCGGGTCAAGCACCGGGCCATGCTCGGTGGTGGCGCACTGCGCAGTTACTTCGACGGAACGATGGTGAAGGACTACGACCTGTTCTTCGAGTCCCTGGCCGATTGGCAAGTCTGCGTCACCCAGTTGGATGCGGACCCCGCCTTTGCCATCCAGGCATCCGCCGCCGACACGCTGTACCCGACCTACGTCCACATCTACACCGGCCGGCTGTTCAACCTGATCGGGTTCCGCTTCTACCCCAACCCGCAGGAGCTGGCCCATTCCTTCGACTTCCGATGCACGGCGATGGCCCTTCGTCTCCGCGATCCCGCGCTGACGTTCTACGGAGTGCCGGGTGCTTCCGAGGATTGCGCGGCCAAGGCGCTGAACTTCCTGAACCTGCAGCCGACCAACCGCGTCGCCAAGCGCCTGCGTCGATACGTCGACGAGCGCGGCTACACCCCCACCGACGACTTCGTGTCGAAGGTCGCCCACTGCGCCCACGTGACCAACCCCGGGTGCTCTTACAACGGAGACATTGCATGAACCTGTTCGCGCGCATCAAGGCCCTGTTCAGCCGCCCGCAGCCCGCCCCGCAGCCCGTCGTCGATCGTCCGTTCCAGGTCGGCGATCGCGTCCTCGCAAATGACCCTGGTTACCACTTTGGCGCGCAGAGGGGAGTCATCACGAAAGCGTATTCTCCCCGCTGCTTCGCGGTGCGCCTGACCGCCTGGGACGAACCGACCGACGGCGGTCCTCATGGCTGGTCCTTCTACACCCACGAGCTCACGTTGCTGTCCTGACACCTGTGGATACTCCCGCGCTGGTCTTTGACCTGGAGACCGATGGTCTGCTCGACACCGTAACGAAGGTCCACTGCCTGAACATCATCGACCGCGCCACCGGCAAGCGCCTCCGCTTCAACGGTGGCGTTTACGGCAGCGGTGACAAGGCTCGCCGCGACGGGACGATCGAGGAAGGCGTTGAGCTGCTGCGCAAGGCTGACGTCATCGCTGGTCAGAACGTGATCGCCTACGACATCCCGGTGCTGGACAAGCTGTTCGGCTTCAAGCCCACCGGCAAGGTGTTCGACACCCGGACCGCCTCGCGCGTCATCTGGCCCAACCTGGCTGACATCGACTTCGCCGCGATCCGGGCCGGCAAGCGTCCCGTCGACTTCCAGTCGAAGGGCTACGTCGGCAGCAACAAGCTGGCCGCCTGGGGCTTCCGCCTCGGCGAGTACAAGGGTGACTTCAACCCGAAGGACTACGGCTACACCTGGGCCACCTGCCCCTTCATGCTGGAGATGTCCGACTACTGCGAGCAGGACTGCGAGGTCACGCTCAAGTGGCTGGAGTTCATCGAGTCGCGCAACTACTCCCAGGAGTGCCTGGACCTGGAGATGCGCGTCGCCACGATCATCGCTGCCCAGGAACGCCACGGCTTCTGCTTCGACGTCCCCGCGGCGGAGAAGCTGGCCGCTTCCCTGATGGCCGAACGCGCCGAGCTGGAGTCCGCACTCACCTCCCTGTTCCCCCCGTGGAAGGCCAAGGACGGCAAGCCGTTTGTCCCGAAGCGCGACAACGCACGTTTTGGCTACACGGCCGGCGTGCCGGTGCAGAAGTACAAGACGGTGGTGTTCAACCCCGGCTCCCGCGATCACATTGCCGATCGCCTGATGACCGTGCACGGGTGGAAGCCCAAGGTGTTCACGCCCACGGGAAAGCCACAGATCGACGAGACGATCCTTGGTGCCCTGCCCTACAACGAGGCGAAGGAGCTGACCCGCTACATGCTGCTGGTGAAGCGGCTAGGCCAGCTCGCCGAGGGCTCCAAGGCGTGGCTCAAGAAGGTCAAGGCGGACGGTCGGATTCACGGCTCGGTCAACACCAACGGCGCAGTCACCGGCCGCATGACCCACTCCGACCCCAACGTCGCCCAGGTGGACAAGTGGGAGCCCATGCGCGCCCTGTGGACGGTGCCGAAGAACTACGTCCTGGTCGGCTGTGACGCCGAGGGCCTGGAGCTGCGCTCAATGGGCCACTACATGGCTCAGTGGGACGGCGGCGAGTATGCCGAGGCGGTGGTCAACGGCAAGAAAGAGAACGGCACAGACGTCCATACCGTGAACCAGAAGGCCATTGGCCTGAACAAGCGGGACAGCGCCAAGACGTTCATCTACGCGCTGATCTATGGTGCCGGCGACTTCAAGCTCGGCACCATCGTGCGCGACGACTACACCGACGAGCAACGAGCGAAGTTCAAAGTTCGGAAGGACTCCAAGACGTCTCTTGCTGCCCTCGGCAAGGCTCGCCGTGCCCGTCTGATGAAGGCCCTTCCCGCGCTCGGGAAGCTCACTGCTGCCGTCAAGAAGCGGGCCAAGCTCCGCGGCTACCTCAAGGGTCTCGACGGCCGAAAGCTGCACGTCCGGGCCGAGCATGCGGCCCTGAACACCCTCCTGCAGTCTGCGGGTGCGGTGGCAATGAAGAAGGCCCTGGTGCTGTTTGCAGATGCGGTCGAGGCTGACCCGAAACTGCGCGGCAAGGTCCACCCGGTGGCGAACATCCACGACGAGTTCCAGATCGAAGTTCCTCCGAACCTGGCGCAGATCGTGGGCAAGCTCGCTGCCGATTCCATCACCAAAGCAGGCGAGCACTTCGGTTTTCGGTGCCCTCTGAGTGGTGCCTTTGATGTGGGCAAGAACTGGAGTGAAACCCACTGATGCGCACATCCAATCATCCAAGGAGTAGCACACTGATGCAACGCAAAACCCCTGTGAAGGGGACCAAGCAGGTCGGCCTCCGCGACTTCATCGCGGCTGGCCGCAAACAACGGGGGCCGCGAGTTCTCCTGGCCGACATCGAGACGTTCCCGATCGAGGGGTACGTCTGGAACCTGTGGAAGCAGAACATCGGGCTGGACCAGATCAAGCAGGATTGGACGCTCATGTCCTTCGCCGCCAAGTGGCTGGGTCAGCCCGAGGTCTACTACGACGACGTGTCGGAGAAGCGGGACGTTCGCGACGACGACTCACTGCTCCGTGACGTGCATCGACTCCTGTCCAATGTGGACATCCTGGTCGCCCACAACGGCCAGCGGTTCGACCTGCCGAAGCTCAAGGCTCGCATGGCCATCCGCCGACTGAGCCCGCTGCCTCCCATCAAGGTGCTGGACACGCTGCTCCTGAACCGACGCGCGTTCGGCTTCACTTCCCAGCGACTTGCCTACGTCAGCGACCAGTTCGCCGAACAGGCCAAGGACTATCACAAGAACTTCCCCGGCTTCAAGCTGTGGCGGGAATGTCTCGCCGGCAACCGAAAGGCGTGGCAGGAGTGCCGCGAGTACAACATCATCGACGTCACGTCGATGGAGGAGACCTACAAGGCGCTCCGTGGGTGGTACGAGGGTGCGCCGAACTTCGGCCCGTACATCTCCCCGAGCAAGGATGGTGCCGTCGTCTGCCCGACCTGCGGCAGCGAGCACGTCGAACGCCGAGGATCACGAGAGACCCAGGTGGGCATCTATGCCCGGTTCCACTGCTTGGATTGTGGCGGCTGGTCTCGTGGTCGCTACCAGGCCGTGTCCCGCAAGCTCCGTGAGCACATCCTCACGAACTAACGTTCCACTTACGCAACTGTCCCGAGGTGACACCCATGCTCGAAAAGATCGTATCGCTGCTCTCCTCCTTGTCGGCTGTTCCGCAGCCGATCTGGGCGATGCTCGGCGGCACTCTGGTGTCGTGGGGTGTCACCCAGCGGCTCAAGGACTACGTGTCACCCCACTGGCACGGGCAGACCGCTGACGTGGCCGTGCGCGCCATCGCCTTCACGGCAGGTGCGCTGGCTACGGTGGGCCTGTGGTCCATCGGTGGCTTCGCTTCCCTACCCCACGCTGCCACCGCAGCGCTGATCGTGGGCCTGTGGTCACCGGCCACCTGGGACATCCTGACGATGTTCATTGGGTGGAAGTGGCCACGCCTACGGTTCCTCCTGACCCGCTGTGGCCACCGCATCAACAAGCGCGGCGGGGACACACCGTGAACGGCCTGACCATTGCGAAGGTCGCCGTTGCATTGCTGCTGATCGGCGCCGGTTCCTACTTCGTCCTGTCCTACCAGCACATGACCACCCAGGTCGCCGAGCTCGCTCCCCTGAAAGAACAGGTGGTGGAGCTCCAGGGCCAGTACACCGAGCTCTCCAAGGAGGTGGTCCGCCGCGCGGCTGACGACGCACGTATCCGTGCCGGCCGGCGCTCCATCAACTCTCATCTCGACGAGGTAACCAATGAAGATTCTGCTGCTCGCGCTTATCTCGGCGAGCGCATTCCTGACGGGGTGCGCGCGGCATATCTCACGTCCGACACCGGACGCAAGCGCGTTCCTGCAGCCAACGCACATTGAGGGGAAGTACGCCTCAATGGGTGAGCTGATGCAGGACCCCAACTCAACCACGCGCGATCTCGTCGACTTCGGTGGCAACGCCGACGACGCCAACCTTCGGTGCAACGCTGACAAAGCGAGCGCATTGAGCCTGCTGCAGGAGAAGAAGTGATGCATATTGCGGATACATCGCAGGCCGATAAGAGCGGACGAATCCTTCTTGACCTGTTCGTCCAGAACCTCCGAAACACACTGGTCGACGAGGCCATCAAGGCAATCCGCCCGATCGTGGAGGCCAAGGTGGACCAGATCGTCGCCGAGCTGGAGCCCGATGTTCAACACGAATACGACCTCCTCAAGCAGCGCACGGTGGTCCACTTCGTGGTGAACCGCCGCGGGGAGAAGCAGTGATGGATGACTCCCCGGCTCTGGTCACCTTCATCGGCGGCTCGGCCAATCTAACCCAGCGGGTATTACAACAGCGCGAGCTTGGTCCGTACTTCGACGTCGCGGTGATGCCGGACATTCGTGAGTACGGCCCTGGGTATGAGCCAATGCGGGTGGTTGCCAATCGTGAACGCTACATCCTGAAACAGGTGGCGAGATCACATTTCGTAGCCCTCATCGAGTCTATCCGATGACTCCCAAGAACAAGGCTCGGACCCTCCTGATCGACGCCGACATCTTCGCCTACGCTGCCTCCGCCGTTTCCGAGAAGGTCTACTACTGGGACGGCCCCGGCTCGGAACCCTCAGTCGACACCGAGGAGACCCCCGAGTCAGCCGGCAAGCTCGCCATCGAGCGCATCGAGAAGATCGCCAACCAGCTCAAGGCCAGCCGCATCGTGGTCTGCCTGACCGACGCCCACAACTTCCGAAAGGACGTGTGGCCGCAGTACAAGGCGAACCGAAAGGACGTCCGCAGGCCGACCCACCTGATCGGCGTGAAGGATGCCCTGGCGTCCAAGTACGAGACGTACAAGCGTCCCGGCCTGGAGGCCGACGACTGCATGGGCATCCTGGCGACGCACAAGACCCTGATCCCTGGCGAGAAGGTCATCGTGTCCAGCGACAAGGACCTCAAGACGATCCCTGGGCTGCTGTTCAATCCGGACAGGGATCGGGTGCCCCATCGGATCACCAAGGTGGCCGCCGACAGGAACTTCCTGCAGCAGGTCATCACGGGTGACGCCACCGATGGCTACCCCGGCTGCCCCGGTGTTGGCCCGAAGTCCAAGTTCGTGGGCCTGATCCACACGTGCACCACGCTCAGTGAGATGTGGCGGCACGTCCTGGATGCCTACGCCAGCAAGGGCCTGACGGCCACCGATGCCGTCCTGCAGGCTCGCATGGCGCGCATCCTCCGGGCGACCGACTGGGACTTCAAGCTCAAGGCGCCGAGGCTCTGGAGCCCGCCAATCTGACCACTGCCCACACTCGGATATACACAACATATTGTGTCTGGTCCTCCGAGTTCACCCGATTGCACACGATGCAATAGGGCTGGTCTGCATCCCTGTTCTGCTTAACCGACAGTTTCGGTAGTCCCGAGTGTGCAGCCGGGCACCCCTTCTGATCCCCCTGACCGCTACTGGTCAGGGGGATTTTTTTTTCGAGGAGTCCCATGCCTGCACCCGCCACAAAGCCCGGCAAGCAGCGGGCCAATCTCCGCCGTCTGGTCGCCGCACACAGCGAGCTCGTTCTCGCCCTCGACCAGCTCTACCCCTCCCTGCCGCCGAGCCTTGATGACTCCGAGCGCCTGGTGTGGGCCAAGGCCGGCGAGCGCCGACTTGTCGACCACCTACTAACCCTACTGCGCGAGTCCAACGAGCGCGGCAACCTATTGGAGGACTGACCATGTGCTCAGCCCCGAAGATGCCAAAGCCGGACCCCGCAGCCGTGGCCGCGGCGAACAAGAAGCCGCAGTACCTACGCAATCCCTGGCTCGACAGTCTGTCGATCAACGGGGCCGGCGCCGGTTCCGGCCGCAACGACCTGGTGATCGACCCCGGCACCCAGCCCCCGGCCAACCCGGTAGCTCCGCCTCCGGTGACCACGCTGCCGAACTACACCGGCCCGTATCAGAACATCGGTTTCAACAGTGGCTACAACGGCGGCACCAACCGCGGACGTGGCAACCCCAAGCTGATCGGGTTTGAGCGATGAGTGCCCAGTCCGACTATCAGACCCTCCAGAACAACCGAAGCTCCGTCCTCATCCGCGCCCGCGAATGCTCCGCGCTGACGATCCCGGCCCTGCTTCCCCCGGAGGGCGCCAACGATTCCACCAGCCTGCCCACCCCGTTCCAGTCGGTGGGCGCCGAGGGCGTCAACAACCTGGCGTCCAAGATTCTGTTTGCGCTGTTCCCGCCTGGTGTGGCCTTCGCCCGCCTGACGGTTCCGCCTCGGGTGGCTTCGGGTAACCCGAACACCCTGGCCGAAGTCCAGAAGGCGCTGGCGGTTCTCGAAGGTCGCATCATGGACAAGTTCGAGACCAGCGTGCTGCGTCCCGTCCTGTCCCACATCATTTCCCACCTCATCGTGACCGGCAACCAGCTTGCCTACTTCAAGTCACCGACTGAGTTCGCCACCTACCGTCTCGATCAGTACGTGATCCGGCGCGACGCGATGGACCACCCGATCGACGGCGTGGTCAAGCAGAGCGTTCACCCGAGCACGCTGTCCCCTGAGATCGCCGTGGCGTGCAAGGTCGACATGAAGGCCGACAAGTCCATCGACATCTACACGCGCATCGAGTGGCGTGAAAAGAAGGTCGAGTCGTGGCAGGAAATCAATGAGATCGAAGTCCCCGAGAGTCGGGGAAGCTGGCCCGTCGACAAGTCACCTTGGATGGTGCTCCGCTGGAAGGCGGTTCCCGGCACGGACTACGGCCGCGGTCACGTCGAGGAATACCTCGGCGCCCTGACCTCGCTCGAAGGTCTGTCGCAGTCGATCGTCGAGTTCGCCGCGGTGGCCTCCAAGATCGTGTTCCTGGTCCACCCCAACTCCACCACGGATGTTGAGGAAGTGAACCGCGCCGAGTCGGGCGAAGCCGTAACAGGCTCCAAGGCCGACATCGACACGCTCCAACTGGAGAAGTTCGCCGACTTCCAGGTGGCCGAGAAAGTGGTCGCCTCGCTGGAGAACCAGATCGCCCGTGCGTTCCTGTTGCGTTCCGCAATGACGCGTGACGCCGAGCGCGTGACCGCCGAGGAAATCCGTGCGATCGCCCAGGAGCTCGAAGACGTGCTCGGTGGTGTTTACACCGTCCAGGCCAACGAGCTGCAGCTTCCGCTGGTTCGCCGCCTGATGGCGGTGATGACCGCCAAGCAGGAACTGCCGGCGCTCCCGAAGGGCTCCGTCGATCCGATCATCATCTCCGGCTTCCAGGCGCTCGGCCGAAACCAGGCCCTCAGCAAGCTCCGTGGATTCATCCAGGACTTCACCGGCCTACTCGGTCCACAGGCTCCGTCCTACCTCAAGCCTCTTGAGATTGGTACGAGGCTCGGTGTCGCGTGGGGCGTCGAGGGCTTGGGCGACATCATCAAGTCTCCGGACGAGGTTGCCCAGGATCAGCAGGCCGCGAAGAACGCCCAGATGCTGCAAACCATGATGGACAAAGGCACCGGCCCGATGGCCAAAGCAATGGCAGAGCAAGGCAGCGGGGCTATCCCCGCGGCCGCTGCACAACCCCAACAGTAACGAGGAGGTTACATGGCAAATGAAGTAGAAGCGCCGGCTCCGGGCACCCCGGAATACGACGCAGCGATGGCCGCCAAGGCCAAGGAAGGCGGCGTCACCACCGTCGACCACGACAACCCACCGGCCGAAGGCGCCGCCAACGAGAAGCCGGTCCGCCCCGATCACATCCCGGAAAAGTTCTGGGATGCCGAGAAGGGCGCGGTGAATGTCGAGGCGCTGGCCAAGTCCTACACGGAGCTGGAGAAGGTCCGCAGCAAGTCTGCGACCGAACCCACTGCCGAGGAAAAGGCTGCCGCCGAGAAGGCCGCGGCTGACGCCAAGGCTGCCGGTGGCGACGCTGGCGGTGAGGCTCTGCGAGCCAAGGCCGAACAGGAGTGGCGTGCCAACGGCACCCTCTCGGAGGAAACGTTCGCCGCCTACGAAAAGGCCGGCGTGACGCGTGCCCAGATCGACACCTACATCGAAGGTCAGGAAGCCCTGGCCCGAGAACGCGAGAGCGAAGCGTATGCGGTGGTCGGTGGCGAAGAGTCCTACAAGGCGATGCAGGCGTGGGCGAATGCCAACCTGACCCAGCCGGAGAAGGACGCCTACGACCGCGATGTGTTCGGCAAGGACAAGGCTGTGCGTGCAAACGCCATCCGTGGCCTGGCCGCCCGCTACGCGCAGTCCGAAGGTTCGGACGGCAAGATGGTGGTTCCCAACAGTGATGGCGGGAAGCAGGCCGGTGAACACTTCGGCTCGAAGGCCGAGATGATCGCCGCCATGCGTGATCCGAAGTACAAGACCTCCGCCACCTACCGCAACGAGGTAGCCCAGAAGATCGCCAACGCCGCCAAGGCAGGCGTCTATCTAGGCGTGAGCTGATCCCCATGCGGATTCCCAAGAGCTTCACCCTGGGACCCCACGAGATCAAGGTCCGCATCGTCTCCGAAAAGGAGATGACGAAGATCGACGCTGAATCCGAGCAGCCCTCGGAGGACGAGTACGGCCCTCCGTTTGGCCTGTTCGTCCGCGGCGAGAACGCTCTGTACGTCCAAGAGGTGCGCAAGGGTTTCTGCAAGCAGCAGCAGCTCCACGCCTTCTGGCACGAATACTTCCACGCGTTGTTCTTCGCACTGAATCTGGACTTCGCCACCGACGAGGTGCTCGTTGACCAGTGTGGCCTGCTGATGCTGCAAGCACAGCAGACCATGAAGTATTGAGCGCGTCCTCCTCCGCGCTCTCTGTGCGCCCCGAGCGTACTCCCGGCAGAGGTAAACCCTCCTGGCCGGGACCCTTTCCCACCGTTAGCTCAAGCGCAGAGCATCCCGACTGATCGGGAGAGATGCGGACTCGACATCCGCACGGTGACCACTTTGTTTCACCCCATGCACCCGCGTGGGTCAGCTCCAGATGACAAAGCAGCTCAAGACGTCAAGCCCGCTACGGTGGACAACTTCTCTGAACGACCTGTGCAGTCGGATGGGCACAAGAACCGTGTCCCCAACACTCTACAGTGAGTAAGAAATGGCAAATGCAACTCCCTCCCGCTTCGGCCAAATCCAAGGTGCCGGCGCGACCGATGCCCTGTGGCTCGACATCTTCGGTGGCGAAGTCCTGACGGCCTTCGAGACCAAGGTCCAGACCAAGGACCGCATCCGCACCCGCACGATCACCGAAGGCAGGTCCGCCCGCTTCCCGGCGACCTTCAAGGCGCACACCCAGTACCACACTCCGGGTGTCGAAATCGCTGGTCAGACGATCCAGTCGAACGAAGTCACCGTCACCCTGGATGATCTGCTGATCTCCCCGGTGGAAATCTCCGAGATCGACGAGCTGAAATCGCACTTCGATGTGCGCGCTCCCTACTCCGCCGAGTTGGGCAACTCGATGGCTCTGGCGTATGACCGCGTTGTCACCCAGTGCCTTCTGGCCGCTGCCCGCGGTGCCGCCTTGTTCGCCGATGATGACGCCGGTGGCGCCGTGATCGAGACCGACGTGGCTGCCGGCGCGAGCTTCTCCACCTCGGGTTCCGACCTGATCGACGGTGTGAACCTCGCCAAGCAGGCGTTGGACGAGAAGGACGTGCCCGTCGAGAACGGCGTGTCCGCTCTGTTCCTGCCGGCCCAGTGGTATCTGATGGCCCGCACGGACCACAACATCAACCAGTTCTACGGTGGTCAGTCCACCCTGGCGCACCAGGTGCTCACCACGGTGAGCGACATCCAGATCGTCAAGTCGAACGCTCCGTTGTTCGGCAAGGACGTCACCCCGTATGACGCCGGCACCAACGCTGACGGCCTGGTTGGCGCTCCGTCCGGCAAGTACCAACTGCCGGCTGGCTTCGCCACGAAGTACCAGGGCGACAACACCAAGACGGTGGGTGTCGTGTGGACCGAGGCGGCGGCTGCGATGCTGCAGTTGATGGGCTTGAAGATGGAGTCCGAGTGGGACGCCCGTCGTCAGGTGACCTTCATGCTGGCGAAGATGGCCATCGGTGCAGGTCCGCTGCGCAGCAAGTGCGCCATCGAACTCAAGACCGCGTAAGCGAAACCCCAAAACCCATCCCGAGAAAATCGGGGTGGGTTTTTTTCATCCAACCGGAGCACAACCAATGGCCACCATTCCTCTCACCACGGCTCCCATGACGGAGCTGGACGGCGTGAACCTGTGCCTGATGGCCATCGGTGGCGCCCCTGTGAACGCCCTGGATACCCCAGGCAACAAGGACGCATCCATCGCGCGCCTGACCCTCAACAACACCTCGCGGGAAGTCCAGTCCAAGGGCTGGTTCTTCAACCACGAGTATTCCTATCCGCTCGCTGCCGATGCAACCACTGGCAAGATCGCCTTGCCGAGCAACTGCATCGCCCTGGCGACCGCCGATGAGAAGTACCGGGTGGTCGAGCGCGCCGGCTATCTCTACGACCTCGACAACCGCACCAACGTGTTCCCTCTGGGCACCACGGTGAATGTCGACATCACCTTCATGTTCAACTTCGAGGACCTCCCGCAGGTCGCCCGCACCTACAGCGGGCTGGCCGCCGCACAGACCTTCCAGTCGAACACCGTTGGCGCCACCGATCTCAATGCGCTGATCGACGGACAGGTCACGAGGGCATATGCCCTCCTGGTGGCCGCCGACACGCGCTCGAAGCGCCCCAACGTCCTCACCTCAAACGCTCGAATCCTCCGGATGACCCGTCGTCACCGCGGCAGCTTCGACTTCGCTGACCGATAACAGGAGGCCCCTATGGGACTGGTCACCAGACCTATCCAGTCGCTCTACAACGGCGTCTCCCAACAGCCCGCAACGATTCGCCTGGACTCGCAGTGCGAGGAGCAGGTCAACGCCTGGGGGACGGTTGTGGAAGGCGTTCGCAAGCGCCCACCCTCCCTGTACGTGAATCGGATCACCACGGCTCCTGTTTCAGGTGCCCATCTCCACAAGATCAACCGCGACGCTGACGAGAAGTATGACGTCATCGTGACGGCGACCACCATCCGCGTGTTCGACGAGGCGGGTGTGGAACGCACCGTGGCATTCCCCGCGGGTACGTCCTACCTGTCTCTCCCGGCCGGCGCTACGGCCGAGTCGAGCTTCGCCCTGGAGACGGTGGCCGACTTCACCTTCGTGGTGAACAAGACCAAGACCGTCGCTATGGCGCCGCTCGATGCCGACCTGTCTCCGCAGAACGCGAACTACTGGTGGCTCAACCGCCCCCAGTCGAGTGGTGCCACCGGAGCGCAGCAGCTCCAGTACCCGCCGAACACCCCCATCACGTCCTTCATGGGCACCGTCCAGTCATTCGACGATCTGCCCCAGTCGGCCACTGTGGGATCGCTCTACCAGATCGTCGGTACGCAGGACTCGAACTTCGCCACCTACTACGTGGTTCGTGGTGCTGGTGTGTGGAATGAGTGCCGCGCCCCTGGCCTGGTGAACATGATCGACAACCTGACGATGCCGCATGCCCTGGTCCGCCTGGGCGATGGCACGTTCGCGTTCGCTCCGTTCTCCTGGGCTCCGCGTCGTGTCGGTGACTACACCTCCAACCCAAACCCCACCTTCGTGGGCCGCCAGATCAGCGACGTGTTCTTCTGGCGCAACCGCCTATGCCTGACGGTAAACGAGACCACGGCGATGTCCCGCGTAGGCGACTTCGGCAACTTCTTCCGCCTTACGGCGGTGACGCTGCTGCCGGACGAGACCGTCGACATTGCCACCAGCGAAACCCAGGTGACCAACCTCCGGTACGCCATCCCGATGGGTGGTGAGCTGATGCTGTTCTCGGACGAGACACAGTTCCGCATCAACCACGATGCCAATGCCGGCGTCACGCCGACCAGCCTGTCGATCGACGCGGTGACCCACTACTCCACTGCGCCGGCCGTCGAGCCGGTCAACCTGGGAAGCGACGTCTACTTCGTCGCCGAGGACAAGGGCTTCGCCACGGTCTACGAGTACGGGGTCACTCCCGGATCGGAACACCTGGACGCCTCCTCGGTCACCGGCCATGTGCCCAAGTACATCCCCGCGGGTGTCCGCAAGCTCATCCCGAGCAGCACGCAGGACGCACTGTTCGTGCTCACCGCTGGCGAGCCGAACCGGGTGTACGTCTACAAGTTCTACTGGGCCAGCGATACCGAGAAGGCGCAGTCCTCCTGGAGCTACTGGGAGTTCGGTGCCAACGATGTTGTTTTGAGTGGATCGGTGCAGGACAACTACCTGCATCTCCTGGTCGACCGTTCCGATGGAACGTACCTGGAGAAGATTCCGCTGGCTCCCAACGACACCGCGGATGGTGCGACCTACCAGATTTACCTGGATCGTCGTGTGAGTGTGCGAGGCGTCTACAGCGCGACCACCGGACGCACGACCTTCACGCTCCCCTACCCGGTGGCGACGGCCGACCAGCCGAGCTTCCGTGTCGTCCACGGGCCTGGCTTCACTTCCGGCCCTGCAGCGCTCGTCGACACCGCCCAGTACGTGTGGTCGAACTCGACCACCATGACCGTCCTCGGTGACCACTCGGCGGCCGACTGCTTCTGCGGCCTGGCGTACACGATGCGCTACACGTTCTCCGAGAGGTTCCTCAAGAACGCCCAGCAGGTCCCGATCATCACTGGTCGATTCCAGCTCCGGACCTACACGGTCTACTACACCGACTCGGCTTTCTTCCGAACCGAGGTCGCTCCCTACGGAGTGGATGTCGAGGTGGAGACGATCGTGCCGGCGCAACTGTCGGAGTTCAGCGGCAAGACCCTGGGGGACGCCTCACTCCTCCTGGGGTCGCCTGTGTTCCACACGGGTTCCTACCAGTTCCAGATTTACGGCGACTCCGACACCGCCGTCGTGTCCCTCACGAATGACTCCCACCTGGCCTCCACATTCCAGGCTGCCGAGTACGAGGGCTTCTACCACAACCGAGCTACCGCCTAATGAGAATCGTCCCAGTAACCGAAGCACTCGTGCAAGACCTGGGACGCAATCTCCGGGCGATCGACAAGCGCGAAATCATGGAGGCCACTGGCCTGTCCCCAAGGCGCGGCCTCCTTCATAGCGTGAACACCTCTGTGACCGCCTACGCGGCCCTCCAGGGGTCACGCGTGTTCGCCATATACGGTTGTGCCCAGAGCCCCAAGAGAGCCGACACAGGCTGCCCATGGCTGCTTGGGAGCCCCCTTCTGGATACCCAGCAACGACGGGCTCTCATCACGGTGGCGCCTGGAGCAATCCAGGAGATGCACCAGATGTTCCCCCGCCTGGAGAACTACGTGTCCGCGGAGAACTACCTCGCGCGGCGCTGGCTCCTCTGGGCCGGCTTCCAGATGGTCGAGCACGTCCAGCACTACGGCGTGCAGAACCGCCCATTCATTCGATTCGTCAAGGAGGTGTCCCCATGTGTCCCGTGACCATTGCCGCCGCCATTGGCGTCTCGACCACCACCCTGTACGTCGCCGCGGCCGCCGCCGCGATCGCAGCGGCCTACACGGCCTCCCAGTCGATGGCTGCCAATCGGCAGGCCAAGGCTCAGTCCAAGCTCCTCACGCAGCAGGCCATCCAGCGCAACAGCGAAATCGACACCGCTGCGGCTAACCAGATGAACCAGCGTGCCGAGGCTGCCCGTCAAGAGCGTGCCGCGGCCCGTGCTGCAGCGGCGGAGTCGGGTGTCAATCTCGGTTCCGGTTCCTTCCTCGCGCAGCTCAACGCTTCGCAGCTCCAGGAATGGAACGACAACGGCGTCATCACCAAGAACGCCGAGGAGCAGAAGAAGGCCACTGGCGTCCAGTACAAGTCCGGCCTGGCCGGTCTCCAAATCCAGTCTGGTCTGGGCATCGCACTCGGTGCCACGGCTGCTGGTGTCTCCACTGGCGCCGGCATCGCGCAAGCCGGGCGATCGAAGCCCTAACCCACCCGAGGAATCCCTATGCCACGTCCTGTCCAGCAGCGCATCCAAGTTCGCGCTGCACCCCTGCAGGAGCCCAACTCCCCGCAGGCCGGCGTATTCGCTCCTCTCGATGGTGTTCGAGCTGCCCCGGCTGGAGGCGCCCTCCAGGGGCTGGCCTCCGCCCTAGCGCCCATCCTCGACGCTGGTGTTCCGATTGCAACCACTGAGGTTGCGCGCGGCGCCGTCAAGGATGCCGAGGCCGGCGAAGCGGATGCCGAGATCGGCAAGGTCGATCCCGAACGCGCGAAGCAGAGCATCCTGTACGCCGATGCGGCCCACAAGGTCAACATCATCAAGCAGCTCCAGGACGCCCAGGCCGCGGTCACCGAGAGGGCGAACACGGAGCTGGACCACTCGGCTTCCTACCAGGACCAGACCAAGCAGATCGACGCCTGGATGAAGGAGGAGCTCGGCCCCCTGGCGGCCGACCCGAAGGCGGCTGCGATCATCGCCCCGCGCTACCAGCAGTTCATCGAAAACGCGTCGAACAACATCCTGGCTCGGCAGACCGAGGCTCGCTACAACGAAGCCGTGGAGACCATGCGCGCCGACATTGGCAGCTCCATCGCCAACGGTGGGCTGTCCCCCGAGCTGTACGGTCAGCACGTCGAGATGCTCACGCACCTGACGGGTGATCGCACCCAGGCTGTGGCCGCTGTGGTCGCCGCCTATGGCGACGCCGCCTACGACACCGCCACGAAGGGTGGCGATTGGAAGGCTGTGTTCAAGGCCATCCCGACTTCCATCAAGCTCCCTGACGGCACGACCATCCCTGGTCCTACCGTTGGTGGAGGCAAGAACCACGACGCGCTCGTGCGTGCCCAGGACGCCGCCCAGCAGGCATACAACAAGCACATGGAGCCGATCCTAGATCAGCGCCAAGCAGAGGTGCTCGTCCACCTGGAT